AAGTAACACTTCCACCTGTTGCAACACCTGCTCCTGTCATTGAATAGTCTGTTCCTAATTGTTTTGCCGCTGATTCAGCACCTGTAGAGTTTGTTCTAATAAATACTTGAAGATCAGAATTTTCAATAATTTTAAATTGATAAGCAAATACAGATGTACTACCATCCCCTGTGCCAAAACTCTTAATAATTGTTGTTGAAACTGTCATAACTTAAAAACCTTTATTCTTTTTAGATGGTTTTGTAAATAAATATTCTTGGTTATAGTCTTTTTTCATTCTTTTTTCTACTCTTTTTAAGACACCCGGATTCATAGTTTCCATAATTTGAAACCCTATCATATAATCAAATGCTGCCTTAATATAAAATAAATTTAAAAAAGGTATGTTTGCACTTACAGTTCTATAAGCAGCTTTTCCTGCTTTACCACCTTCTCCACGAATACCATAGTTAATAGCAGCCATAATATCAAACGCAGTTAAAGGAACTGGTCCTGCTAGTGCTGATGCAATATCTGCCGAACCTCTAACTTCTTTAAATAAAACATCACCATAAATACCTAATCCACCACCCTGTAAAAATGAAGCCATTATAGTTTTAAAATTATTAGGGTCTCTTGGTCCTCTACCTTTTAATAAATCTTTTAATGTCATTGATACATATCCTAAAAATCCTTGAGTTACCATTAAAGCAACTATTCCAACAAATCCTCTACCCATATCTGTTTTAGTAACATTTGGTCCTTTAAAATAAGAAAGTTCTCTACCTAAAACTTTTGTCATAATTGCAAATGGAAATGCTTTAAATTGACCCATAAATCTTATGGCTTCACCTTCTGGAGTACCAGCCAACATTCCTCTTGTCATGTTTCCTTTTAATCTAGCATCTGGTTCAATTACTGCATAAATTGATCTATCTAATAACATTCCAGATACAGATGCTTTAAATTTATCTTTTTCTATTCTTAATTGTGACTCTGTTACTTTATCTAAATTTAATATTTTTTTCATATCAGCATTTGTTATTTGATCCAACATACCAATGTTAATAAATTCCATTCCATCATCAGCTTTTTCCATTGCTGTTTTTCTAATTACATCCCATTTAGTTGCATCAATATCATACATACTAAATAATTCTTGTAACTGTTTATTTAATTTTCCAAATTCTAAATTTTTTTGTCTGGCAAAGTAATTAGCCATTCCCAACATAGAACCTTCTTTTAAAGTATTAGTCCACCAAGCTAACGCATTATATTTAAAAAAAGTTCTTTGTGTACTTGACCAACCTTTACTTAAATTATCTCCTACTTGGTGTCTAGCAGACATATCATAAATAGTATTATCAACAATAAAGCCTAACATTTGTGCTATATCTTTTTTTTGTTTTGTATTTTTTATTTTTAATAAACTTCCCATAGCTTCAGCCATACCACCTAAAAATGATCTACCTTGAAACCTCATTTCTGATCCATAAATACCAACATCTGCTGCTGCTGAAATTGTTGCTCCACCTAGTTTTGCCATAGATGCAATAGCTCTTGCAATAGCTGAATATCTTGCCAAACCAAATCCTTCAACAGTATATATAGAGCCATCTATAACTTTCATAAATTTATCAAACTGAGTATAACTTGCTATATTAGAAATATCTTTTTCTTGTTTTGCTAAACTTTTTCTAACTGCAAATCTAATTTTTTCAAAATTGTCTAATGGTTTTGTTCCTAAACCATCCATCATACCAATGTTTCTTCCTGCAGTTTGTATTCCAGAAAAAAATGATTCTTTTAAATTACCTACTCCAAATTTATCATTATAATCAAACCAATCATCCGGAGTTTTAAAATGTAATACTCTTTTAACATTAGAGCCTTTTGCTATATCTTTGGATGTTTTACCACCATAAGAATTGTTAGCTCCATCAGCTATTAAATATTTATTACCAATTAACGAATTAAATGCTTCTATCATAAATTCATCAACATTATTTGTATTTGCAAAAGTTCTATCTGCATCTAATTTTTGCATAACAAAATCTTTCCATACTTTAAAATTTTTATTATAATTAGAACTACCTTCTACATCATCTAAATTTTTACCTAATACATTAGCTGCATTTCTAACACTATAAGGATCATGTGATTGTTTAACAATGTAACCCCAAATTTTTGCAATGTTTGCTCCTCTGTCATTTAATTTTTGTCTAATCATTTCAGAATATTCTTCCATAATTTCTGCTAATTTTATTATGTCTTTATTTTTTTCTGTTACTCTAGGTTTTTGTCCAAGCCTTTGTTCTGTTACAGTTTGTTGTTGATTTAATTCAGCCATAGTTCTTGTTACTCTTCTTTGAGTTTCGGCTTCTGTTATGCCTTGTAAGCCATCTCTAAATAAAAGTTCTAAATTATTTTTTCTTAATTTTGCATTAAACCCTGCAATTAATTGATTGACACTAGCATTTTGCAATACAGCAACAGATGACCTTGCTCCAGTAACTCTTCTGTTTGAACCAACCATTATTGCAATTAATCCTTCCGCTGGATTATCTGGAAATTCTTTTAAAACAAACTCTGTTAATTGTCTGTTTTTTATTTCATCATTAATAGCATTTTTTTTATTTTTTATTTTTTGTATTTTAATTTCTTCAGCAACATCTTTAGCTATAGAATCTATATTTACTTCATCTATTCTGGTTAATTTTTTTTGTGCTTGAGCAAGTTTAATTGAATTAATTATGTCATCTTTTTTAGCAGATTTAATAGAAGATTCTTTTAATAATTTTTCTACTCTTAATAAACATTTGTCAGACATTATTACCTTCCATTTACGCAATTAATTGCGTCTTTAATTATTGCATCTAAATCTTTTGATCTTGTATTAACTTCATTAAATTCATCTGAAGCAACTTTTACTGCTGCATCATCATTACTAAAAGATAAATCTAAATCTTTTTGTTTATTTTTAAGATCATCTAATTGACTTTCTAATATATTATTATCAGCTATTTGTTCTGTTGTATTTTTATCTATAACAGTTTGTTCTAAATTATTTAATTCCATTTCATCTAATGAAGTTTTTGGTCTAGCATTAACATCTGGATTTGGTTTAGCATCTGGTGAATCTCTAAGAACAGGATCACCATTAGCAACATGAGTTACATCTGTAGGATTATCTAAAATTTGATCTCCCATAGCTTTTTGTAATAATGCCAATCTAGTTCTAGGATCACTTGCTTCTAAATCTCTCATAATTTCAGAAGTTTCTGGATAGTATTCTCTATAAAAATTTATATCTACTTTTGTTTCTGAATTATCACCTAATATTTTTTTACCTTCAGTAATTCTGTTGTTCCATTTTCTACGAGTATTTGCATCTTTTAATTTACCAGCACCTACATGAAGTCCACTACCCATTACTGCACCAAAACCAATGTTTAAAAAACTATCATATAAATCATAATCAGCTTGTACAGATTGAGCCACCCCATATACTAAAGGCTCAACTATTGCAGCACCAGCTATACCTTCTACTGCACCTCTAACTGCTCTTGCTTTTGTAAAGCCTTGTTTAGCAACAAGTCTAGCAAATCTAGCCTGTCCAAATACAGGAATAAAAGATGCTGCTATATTAATTGGGTCTACCATACTTACTGCTAATCCAGTTGTTAATTTTGCAGCACCAACATAAAAACCTTTATTAAGAGGATTCCAAGAACCTTCTGGACCTCTCTCTATTATAGATTGTCTTGCTCTTTCTTCTTTTTTTTCTTTAACCATAATATCAACAACTGATTGATATTCATCTTCTTCAAAAAATAAACCTATTTTTGCATATTCTTTATTTAAGTTTTGTCTATTAACTTTTTCTAAATTTTGTTTGGTTGATTGTATTTGTGCATCAATTTTTTGAGACCATAAAACTAAAGATGAGCCGGGATTAAAATTCCAGTTGTCAGCAGCTACTGCTCCTAACGATTCAAATAAACTTGATTTATATTGGTCATAACCACTTTCTTGTGCTGTATCATTTATGTTTAATCCAAAACCTAGATTCATATTATTTTGTTCTGTTTACAATTACACCCAAAGCCATAGCTACTGCTAAATCACTATCTGTTTCTAATAGTGTAGACATTTCTTTTTCACTTAATTTAGATAAATATTTAACTGAATTTTTTCCATATTTAATTGAAAAAACTGATTCAAATTTTGGTCCAAATATTGCAGAAGAATTATTTAATAAATCTAAAGCTGTTGTAGGTTCTACTTGCCAATATGATCTTGCTGGACCACCACCTATTTGAATTTTAGTTTTATATCCAGATTCTATTTGACCAATAGCATTAGCATATTCTATTAATTCTTGTTTACTTAAATTTTTATCTCCCTCAAATATTGGTACTATTTTATCTATAGAATTTTTTGCTTCATTAGGAACTGTGTAATTTTTATTTATTTCTTTTAAAGCTCTTTCAGTTTTTTTAGGATCATTACTTGTTTGATAAAGTGTAGTCCAATCATTTGCTATTTTTTCATTTGTCATAATATTATTTGTTTTTTTATCTGGAATTGATGTAAATAAATCTTCACTTGGAACTTCAATCATTTTATTCATAGCATATACATTACCTTCATTTGCAATTCTTAATTTACTTGGGTCTAAAGCAATATTAGAACCACCGGGTAAAATATCTGATGTGTCATTAATTTTAAATGATAGTTCATTACCATCAGCATTTAATACTGGAGCAAAAGAAGTATCAGCTAAAACAATTCCATAAATTAAACTATCACCATTTGCTGTGTTTCTCCATTCACCATTAACTTTCATATTTAAAATCATTTTATCTGTTAATTCTTTTTCATCAACATCACCTGTTGCAGATTTATAAGATACAGCATTAAAATCTGATAAATAATGTTCTTGAATTAATTTTGTTTTATTAATAACTCCATCAGTAGTTTGACCAAATTCTGTTAAATCTTTACCTTCATATTTATTTGGAACATAAAATGTATCTTGAGTTGTATCAAAATTTTTTATAAACATATTAACAGCTGATTCTGCAGCATCATCTTGATCGTACTTACTGTTTGTGTACATTTCGTTTAAAGCATAGTAGGATAAAAATTCTACAACATTATTCATTTGTCCTACACCATCTGTACTTTCAAATTGATTGTTTAAACGCACAATATTTTCAAGTTCTTCAAAACCTTCCATATTTCTAATTTCAATTTTTAAATCTTTTAATGTAAAATCTTTATTTTTATCTTTAGCAAAATTTAATAATTCTTTTTTTTCTTCTACAGTATCAAAACTAAATGCTTTTTGTTTTTCAGTTTCAGTTAAGAATCCTTGTTGAGCTAATACAGCATTAAAAGGCAAACCAGCTGCTTGTAATTCTAAAAGAGCTTGACCATCATTTTCTCCAAAATTTGTAATTACTGAATTTAATAAAGATGACGCATTTGCAGGATTACCAGTTGCGTTTTTCATATAATTAGCAACAAAATTTGATGCTTCAGAACTAGACATTACTTTTATTTTATTTTCTGAAACTCCCATATTTTTTTGAGTTTGAACAATTAAATTTACTAAATCATTTTTAGCTTGTGATTGAGCTAATACATCAGTTATGTTTGCTACATCTTCATAACCTTTTTTTATTTCATCATTATTTTCAATTAAAAAATTTACAGGGTCTTTATTTAAAGCTGCAGTTCTAGCAACTATAGCATTTTTATATTTTGTTTCTATTTTTTGTCCTTCAAATTCTCCAGCTAATGCTATTCCTTCTGCTGTAAAAATTTCTAAAGATGATTCTAATTCTGAAGTAGGCATTGAATTAATTAAAGCTATATTATCCACAGTAACATCTATAATTTTTTTTTCTTTAACCATTCCATCAATAACATCTGGTGGTAAAACTTCTTTAGCAAACTCCATATCAAATTCTATTTTTTTACCTTTAGTAGCACCAGCCAAAACATCTTTCCAATCAGCATCTATTCTAGGAGCTAATAATTTTTTTGCTTCTCCTTGTAATGTTAATCTTTCATCAACATCTAAATTTGTAAAAAAGTTATCATCTTTTAATTGCATTAATGCAGTTTTTGGATCATCTTGAATTAATTTAACAGCACCATACATATCAATTTCATTTGGAATACTATTTAACATTTTTTGTAAAAGTGGTGGAGAAATTTGATCTTTCCAAGTGTTATTTGTTAAATTTATTAAATCAGTTGTTAATGTTGCAGCATCTAAATCTTTATTTGTTAAAGCAGTATTAAGATAATTTTGTTTTGCTTCTAAATAACCATTATTTAAATCAAGTAAAATATTTTTTGATATTTGATTGTCAGTTCTAAAAATTGCTTTTTGTGTTTCAGCTAAACCATAAGTGCTAAATTTATCTTGAACATTTCCATTAGTTGCTAATGCACGATATTTTTTAATTAAAGTATCTGATTTTTCACTTAAATATATATTTGCTGCTTCTTTGTTTACTGAAAATCTTTCATCAGTATTAATGGTTTTTTGAACTTCATTCATTTCAACTATAAATTTATTTTCTAATCTCAATGCTTCTGCTTGATTTTGTAAAGCGTTTTCTTTTACTGCATGATTAACAACTGCTTGGGTTACAGGTGCTAAAGCACTTGCAAGAGTATTATTTAAACCCATTTGAATGTTAGTTGTAGTACCCTGTAATTGTTCTATTGATCCTTGTGCTTGAAATGTAGGTATCTTTGGCATTATGTTGTTTTTCCTTTATTCATCATTGAAAATAAACTTGTTCCAGTTTGTGCTACTGTTCCTATTTGAGCCATTTTAGCATTATTTCTTGCCATTGTACCTCTAATTCTTGCAAAGTTAGCTTCTTCCATTTTGTTACTTTGAGCAACTTTAGAATTATATTCAATTAAATTTTCTTGTAATTTAGCTTCATAAGCATTTGATAACTCTATATTATAAGCACTACCACTTCCAAGTTCTACTCCAGACATTGCAAGTGCAACTCTAGTCTCACCTTCTATCTGTCTAAAATTTTTTTGAAATTGAGCTATGTCAAATTCTTTTTTAGATTCTAGTTGTGCAGCTTGACCTTCAAGAACTGCAGCATTTCTATTTGCAACTGATTGATTAAATTTACCAATTTTACCTTGAGCTTTGTATTGAGCTGCTCCCATTACTGCTGTAAATGCTGTGGCTGCTGCTACTTGACCCATTAAAATATCCTCGCATACATATATTGGTCTGATCCGTCAAATCCCCAGTTTTTCATTAAGCCTTCTCTTTCTAATCCTAACCATTCGGCAAATCTTATGCCTTCTTTAAAATCTTTTCTAATTCCACTTTGTACTCTCTTTATATTATGTTCCTTTGCAACTCTAGCAAAATCTTTTTTAATTGCTTTAGCAACTCCTAATGGATGATTCCACA